TCTTCCGAAGCTTTGGCGCTGATCCCCAGCAAGTGGGCAAATTTGCTCAAACTCATTTCATTTCTCCAGTTGTTCAAAAAGTTGTAAAAATGCCGCGTCTGGTGAACTGACCTCATCAGCCAGCCCCAGTTCAACGCCCCGCTCGGCCATGAAACAAGCAGCCTCCATATCCCGGATAGCGCTTACACTGATGCCACGGTTGCGGGAAACCGTGTTAAAAAATAGTTCTCCAATGGCATCTACATCGGCTTGCAGCGCTTCCTGCGCTTCTTCTGACAGAGGCACCAGTGGGTTGCTCTCAGCCTTGCGGGTGCCGCAAGTGATAATGGTTGGTTTAATACCATCTTCCTTGAGCCGTTGGGAAAAGTCGTAATGAATCACAACCACACCAATTGATCCCACACCACCGGTACGCGGTACGATGATTCTGTCAGCAGAACTGGCTATCGCATACGCAGCCGAATACGCACTCTCCGACAAAATGGCATGAATTGGCTTGACGCCCCGCGCAGCATATATCGTGTCACACAGATCAAAGCACCCGGCTACTTCACCACCGGGGGAGTCAATGTCCAGACAGATGCCTCTGACAGATGGATCTTCCAGCGCCGAAAGGAAGTTAAAGCGGATACCGTCATAGCCGGTCATACCGCTCCACGGCCGCAGTGTTCCGAGTTTGTTGACAAGCGTGCCCTGCACCGGAATAACAGCGATGCCTTCAACAACTTCATAACCGCAGTCTTTGGCTTTACGGTTAAACTCATTGTCTTCCATCAACAAGGCTTTGCTGTTGGTCAGGCCCAAGCGGTCGCTGAGCGCGGCAATCACAACTTCCGCCTTGCGCGGGTGCAGTGCCAGCGGCGTGTTAAACAGACGCTGGGCGATATGGGGTAGATTCATTACATGACCTGTGTTTTGGTGGTAGGTTCTTCCCCCACGCTGTTGAGCGTGGGATGTGTCAAACCTCTGGATTCAAACGCTTCTTTTTCCCGGGCCAGCTGGTCGAGTTGTTCTTCCCAGTCTTCCCCGACGTTTTCTGCAACCTCGTCTTCAAGTGTAGAGAGACCGGCACCCATCGCAAGGATGGAACCCTTCTTTTCTGCCACCGGATCCACCCAGCCACGGCCCGGGCCAATCCACTTAGAACGACAATAAGCCGCTCTGGATTCCAGAAAGTCCGGTGCATTGCTTGGCAATGGCAGATCGGCATAGCTGTGAAGCTCTTCAATGAAAGCCGACAGTACCGGTTGAGCAAACCCGACCGAAAACTCATCACGCCTGCGGGTTAAGGTCTTCCACGCTTCCAGCATTGCCGAGCGCGCCGAGCTGTAGTTCACATCTGACCAGTCCTGCGTAACCTGCTGGGTAGATAATCCAAGGGCAGCTGCAATGTTACGTAAGACAGTGCTTTCAAAATCCTTGAAATTGCTGGTCGGGCGTGCAGCATTAACAGTGGTAATCGCTTCGCCCGGGTACATGACCGGTATACGGGCCCCATTGGCCAGGGAAAGGCGGCTGTCTTTGTGAAATTCAATCCGGCCCTCCTGGTATGCACCCAGACTTTCTTCATTATTGAGTGCACCTTCAACCATGCCCTGGTCATAAGGAGACGTGACATACGCACCGAAAATCGCATTCAGTATAGAAGCCTCCAGTTCCGACTGGTCATACTTGATGAGCATTTTCATGCGCTGGACAATCGGCGTGAGAATACCGGTTCCCCGGTGCTGTGCGGCCCTGTCATGGTCAAAGTCATGTACCACCACCGGACGGCCCCACGAGGTTTCGCGGATAACACGCTCCCAAGTCATGGTCTGTTCACCGCTCCACCAGTCCCCAACATGGGCCTTGCGGATATGGTAGGCCACCGGCACACCATCATTATCAATTTCCACACCACCCCGGATGTTGGGCAGGTCAAAGGATTCGTTGGGGTTGCTCAGACGGTCCGGGTCCACCATCTGCACTGTCGTTGCATACTGGCCTTTGCCCTTGCCGATACGGTCTGTCCGATAATGCAGCACCGCCAGTGCATCGCCATCAACCAGCTTATGCCGAAACGCCAGCCGCAACAGTTGCGGCATGGTGAGTTTTCTTTCCTGGTCACAATAACGCCCCGGGTCGGTTGCCCATACCCGGTAATGCGCCTCCACCGCACGGCCATATTCCGCAGCCCATCTGGAATCAAATGCAGGGTTACCACTGACCATGGCCAGATAGCGGTAATCCGGCTGGATCAGCGGACGAAAGCGTGCACCAACCGCATTATCTAGCAACCGGGTAACGCTGCCACTGGCCCAGCCATCGTTACGCACCATGTCGCGCATGCGCGCAACAATCCGGTTGCGGTAGATGTTGATTTCATTGTCCGGTGACCCAAGCCACGGTTGCCAGTTGGCCAGTTGATCACTGAATGAATCCGCCGCATCATAGGGAACCCGGCTGTAACCGTTCAATGCCGCAGGCTTGGCGCGCACCGGTGCCAGGGGCCTGCCGTCGGGCCCCAGAATCTTGACCTGGTTTTCCATGGTTAAAACCTGAATCTCACGGCACGCCGGCCTGTGGCCAAGCCAAGCTCAACCTGCAGCAGCTGAATCAACGCCAGCAGGTCCTGCGCGCTGGTCTGGTTATAGGTCACGGAGCGGGTGCCATCCCCCTGAGTGTAGGAAAACGATACGCCCTTGTTGCCGCTCATCAGTTCAATATAAGCCTGCTGGGCTTTGCCAAGCAATTCCTGCAACTGTTGCCTGCTCATGCCGATAAAGATTGTTCTGCTGACCATATTAACTCGGTAATCGTTTTGCAAATGATCCCCGTTTCGGGGGCTCGGTTTCCGGTATATTCACACCCGGATATCTCAAATCCACTTTCTTTTCTTCCTGCACTGGTGGCGGTATCAGTCTGTCTGGAGACTCCTGCACGCTTCTGGCCAGCACATTGAGTTTCAGCCCATGATGGAACAGGCCGCACAGCGCTGCATACGCATACACCCAGCAGTCCAACACCTCATTGGCGCGCCCGGGCCTGAGCTCCCAAACCCGGTATTTCTGCCCATTGCTCTCTTTGGTCACCAGCCGTTCTGCCAGCAGCTGCGAGTAATAGTGCAAATCCCGTTCCGCCGGAAAATGCATATATCCCGCCGCCTGGCCGTTTTCCGGCGCCGACATATTCAAGCGATGACGTATGGCATCCTTGGCCGCGTTGACCCCGATAATGACGGGCCGGTACGCCGCCTTGGTGCGAGATGTCACCCGCTTGGCAGGCCACACCGGAGAGCGCTTGCCACCCTGAGCGGACTCACCTTTGATAGCCCATACCCGGCGCGCAATGCGCTCTTTGGCAAATTTGTATACCTGCTGGGTATGGTGGCCACCAGAGTCATGACACGCAGCCCTGATCACAAAGCCCCGGCCATCTGCTCTGCGCCACACCTGCTTGAGATAAGTGTCCAGCCTTTCCCAGGGTTCCGGGGTTTCCAGATCACCTTCAATCACATCATGTGCAATCGACCAGCTTTCTTCATTGGCACCCCAGCCAACCACTTCAATTTCAAATCGGTCATCCTGGGTATCGATGCCTGCAGTCAGTACCGCGACACCATCAGGAACCTCGGCCTCCCACACTTCACAGCGGTTCAGTAATCGCTGCTCGCTGAGTGCAATATCGCCGGCATCCTCATACGGAATACCCAGTGCAGTATTGATAAAGGTCTGCCGCTGCAGTGGATCACCCTTGACCTTGAGCCATTCTTTAACCAGGTATTTCCATGCAGCATTGGGGAAAAGACTGTATGCCGACCAGATATGAAATCCCGCATGCCCCTTGAATGGCGCTGTGGCTCTCCATTCACCCCGGTCCACCATCCATTTCAGGTCTTTGTGCTCAATGACACAACCATTGTGCCGGCAGGCATAGTAAGCGGTTTCAGGAAGGCCTTCACCGTTTTCGTCCTTGTGCCACTTGATGCCGTATGGACTGTCTTTATCGCCCCACTCCAACACCTGGTACTCACCGCAGTGCGGACATGGTACAAAGTATTTACGCTGGTCACTGTCCTCGTAGGACTTCTCAATACGGCTCAACCCCTTTACGGTGGGTGTAGAGCCCAGGATAATCTTACGGTTCCAGAATGTCTCCGAGCGTTTTTTACCCAGTGCAATCTGGTCCCCTTCGGAGCCAGCACCACCCACCGGATACCCATCGACCTCATCAAAGATGACAATGCGGCTGGTGATACGCCGAAAGCCCCCCGGGCTGTTGGCACCGACCAGCACCAGATTGGATCCATTGAGAAACTGCTTTCTCAATATGGTCTGGTTGGAATCTTTCGCTTTACCCGCCGGCGTGATGGCTGCCAGCCTGGGCGTATCACGCAACATCGGCATGATCTCGGACTTGATGTAGTCGTCCGCAACTTCTACACGTGGCTGCACGGCCAGAATGGGGGATGGGTCATGCTCCAGGAAGTAACCGATGACATGGTCCGTGATTTTGGTGTACCCCACACGGGCCGACTTCATCACCGAGATTTCTTCAATGGCCGGATCGGTCACCGCGTCCATGATGCCGTCCTGGTACTTGAACGATCTGAACTTGCCTGTCTGCGCGCTGGTTTCTTTGGACAGCACACCGTAGGTGTTGGCCCACTGGCTCAAAGTGAGTTTGGGAGGTGGCCTTAACTCCTTTCTTCTCGCAATTAACCCAGCCCTAAACTTGCGCCTCGACCGGCTCTCGTTTGTCAATGGTGAGTTCATTCATTGCTTC